ATGTCGATTACGTTGGCTATTAAGAGCGAGGCCGATGCTTTCTCCGCCTTGCGCTTAGTACTGAATGGCAAACTCGAAAACGTTGATGCCATAGCGTTTGAGGGCTGGCCGACTCTCCAGATTGATCTTAGCGGCCCTCAGTTCCATCAGAGTGTGACGCCCTCCGTCATGACTGAACTGGTTGAACTGCAGCGCTCAATCTACCGCGGCTTTGCGCTTGCGCGATATAATAATCCGGACATCAAATCGCTCTCCGCGGATGAGAAGTCGCGGCTTGAGATGGTTGTTACTGTCGGCCCGGGCTCGTCGCTTCTCGAACCCGACAACATCGTTGAAATCGCCAAAGAGTTCATCAAGGCCGTGGGAGACAAGATGGAGCCGAAACATTGGATCGCGGTGGCTCTGATTTTTGCACTCGGCTATTTTGGCAATACCGCCTACGAGCATTACCTAGAGACGCAAAAAGAGATCAAGCTCGAGCAGGCAAAGAACGAAGACCAGAAGCAGATTATCCAAGGCATGCTCGATGCGTCGAAGGCGAATAACGAGAACGTGAAGCTGCTGATTCAAGCCTCAAAGACAAGCCCGGAGGCCGCTAACGTTTATGCAACTTCGCAAGATGCGAATGATGCAAAGACCCGCGTTGCACGTCGCTCGGAGCACGCAAAGATCAACTCAGTGACATTGACGGGCGAGCAAGCAGCGGCGCTGGTGGCTAACCCCCGACAGCAGGCAGTTGAAATCCGATTGGACAACAAGTATCGAGTGCTCAAGATCGACAACACCGATCCCCTCGTATACCGCGTGACGATTTGGAACCCCGACACAAACAAGCAGATCACGGCGTTGCTTCAGAACGAAACGGTGACAGGCGAATCACGCGATCTATTAAGTCGAGCGGTCACTGAGCGCATTCCAGTCCTGCTCGACGTGAATGCGCGCGAGATTCGCGGCGAGATACGGGATGCAACCGTCGTCAAAGTATCGCCCGTTCCGCAGATCGCGCAACAGTAAAGCGACTGCATCAAGCTCATCCAATCTCCCTCGGAACCTTTGCTTGCGCCGATCTTGGTGCAGATCTGCCTCACCCGCCTAGTCGAGCAGCGAGGATTGAGCCTCACCATCCGGTTTCGGAACTTGAGTTCTCGGTGACTTAGGCGCCGCAACGGCCACCATGTCGTCGGCCGGGAACAGATTCAGGAACGACCGCGCCTCATCTGGGCTGCGCGCGCCGAGCCAGTCGCCGTATTCTTCCGGTCGGAGGATCACGAGCGAGCGCTTCTCGTCGCCGGGCCGGTGAAACCGCTTCATAAGCGGATGCTCGTTGGCATTCACGGTGAGCATGGTGAACGACAGCGAAACACCGTCCGGATCCTCCCACGCACGCCAAAGCCCGGCGATTGCGAACGGGCGGCCGCCCTCCACTCCGATGCGCCAGCGCACCGGCTTGCCAGTCTCGTAGTTCGGTTCATAGAAGCTGGCGCACGGAACCAGGCAGAGCTGCAGTTTCTTCCAGGCGCCGCTATAGCTGCGCTTCTCGCCCACCGACTCCGCGCGGGCGTTCATCGTGTCGAACACCTTCACGCCTGCCGGGATGCGCTTCCGCGGAACCATGGCGAACGTGGCTGGATCCGTGCTACGCGTGCCGTCACTCAGCCGCAGTATAGGTGCGACATAGTCCTTATATGTCTCCGGCGGGTAGTCGAACCGTGGCGCAGGGAAATCTGTGAACGCCTCGAACAGATCGGCTTCCGGGGGTCTGTAGTTCGTGCACATGGTCGCTCCAAGGCCCGCCAAACTAGTTGAATCGAACCACCGCACAAAGGTGGCCATCGAACTCAAACAATCGTCACCTTGCCCGTAAGGCAACCTTGCATAACGACATACGGCTGAAGCAGTGGATTAATAAACCGGAAACGAAAGCGACGCGCCGTTCCGATCTTCTTAAGGATGGGCCCGCGCTTTTCCTCGGAAAACTCGTTCAGATGCTGGGAGAAGCTAGGAATTTGATAATCCTTGCCAGTGATCTCCTGCATCGGCTTGCGAATGTCTTGCGCCGCGAAATATCCCATCTGATCGACCGGCGCAAGCGCACATGCCAAAAGAACATCTGCAAAAAGATTATCCTTGCGCGGGCTCATTGTTGCCAGGTGGTAAGCGCTCTGAATAGATTGCTGAGCGTTACGGACAGCTTGATCGATCGCCATTCCGACGGCCTCTGCACCAATCTCGCTTTTCCCGCTCTCGATCGTTTTTCGTGCGGAGTAGAGGCAAATCAGGTGCGTATAGTGAGGGAGGCCTTGTGACAGGACACGGATAGTCTTCTGCGCTGCACCGGTCACAGTCAAATGTAGTTGCTGGTTCCCTTTTGTGATGATCTCAGCAATTTCCACCTCCGACATTCGGGGCATTGGGACTTGTACCATTGCGCGCTCAACAGACGCATGCTCTCTGATGAGTTCCCCCACCGTATCCGCCACACCTACCATGATTATGGTCGCATCGACGCCATGGTCGGAGAGAGTCTTTACAGTGTCTGCCACAGAATGTTTGACCGCGTCAGACAACCGGTCGAATTCATCAAGAATGATGATCGGAATGTAGATTTGAGAAACAATTGACAGAGCTCTACGGACGTTATCTGGCGTGAACTTTCCGTCTACTAGAGATCGGCCGTCTATCTTCTGTGGCGCCATGCCCTGTGGATTGAAGCCAATCCCTTGCCGTGTCTGCTGGACGAGCGCGATTTCGCGAAATGCCTTTTCAAAAACAGATTCAAACGTATCGGACGAGTCGCAGTTTACGCGCGGTGTGATGGCTGGCCTGCCGCCGGCGTAAGGCAAAAACTCAGCCAACACGTTAGCGAGCGACGTCTTGCCAACGCCGCGCTCCCCAAAAATAATGGCATGCTGACCTTTCTGGTTTACGGCGTCTATAACCTGTCGAAGTTGTTCGTGCCGTCCCGCAAAAAGAGCCTTGGCATCAACCGGTGCCGTAGGCGTGAAAACTTTGCTGACCTCCAGTGACTTCTGGAAGTTGTCCCCGCTGAGAATATCGCTCATTTGCTGTCACGCCGGTGTTTGAGTTGGGCAAATATAACACCTTCAACAGACATTAGCGAGCGCGCCGCTGCGGCAGCGGAGTGCGCCATCGCTGCTATACTGTACATATGCACAGTATTTCGAGGTTGCTGTGACGTTGCCGCCGTTCATCCCTCCGACGCTCGCAGAGCTGCGCGAGTGGTACCGGCTTTACAAAGAAAACGGTGATGTTTGGCGCTTGGTGTTGGAGGTTCAGCATTCGCGCGAAACGCTGGCAGAACTGAGCAAGCTGCTCGCTCAGACGACGCGCGCGGCGCAACGCGCCGAGTTCGGAAGGCTCACGGGCGAAGACGCGCCGTTACGCGCTGCGTGCACGCTGGTGGAGTTGGAAATGTTTCGCGTCGGGCCGATCGGCGGCAAGAGAAAACGCCGAGGGCATCCGGCACGATCGACGGAAGGTGCTGCGGCGTTTGATTTCGATCCGGATGACCCGGTAGACCGCGCGGCGTACATGATTGCGTGCCAACATCAGAAGAAACGATGAGTTACTCGGTCGCGCGCGCGGCCTTTGCCTTGCGTCGGTCATAGTGACGGTGCGTCGTACCCGGGTTCGCGTGCGCGGCAAAATCGTATGCATCGTCGTCGCGGTTATCGAGCTTCGCGCTGATCGCTGTCGGGCGAATGTCGAGCAGCGAAAAATAGGACGGATGCTTCGTGATCTGCAATTCGACGTTGTCGCTATTCGGATTGCCGCGGCGCTTCGCGATGCGCCGCGCAGCCTCCCGCTTCTTCTTCTCTTCAAACTCTTCCGCGATCGCCGGTTCGAACGCACCGATGTACGCATACATGGCGTCTTGCCACACCGAGCCCCAGCCACTTTTTGAGTATGGCTGGCCGCGGCGGTTCGGGAAGAGAAACAGGCTTTCGACCTTGCGATCGCGTTTCGCGCGCTCGACAACCACGCGCAAACGCGTCGACCAGTAGCGCAGCTTCTGCACTTCCGCTTCGCCTTTTTTTCGCTTCGCGTTCGTGACGCGCACGCCGGCATCCGTCAGGCCTGACATATGAAACGGCCGGATTTCGGCGGCGCGGAAGCCGGTCAGGTAGCAGAACATGGCGGCGAGCCCCATCGTTCGATAGGCCTGATCCTGCCGTAGCGACCATAAATAAAACCGGACGACCTGTGAGCGCTCGACGGTGCGAACGTCCTTTTCCGCCTGGTTCTGCATCATGCCGACGAACGGGTTCTGTTTGATGACGCCCCAACGCACGGCGTAATTGCAGATGGTCTGCATCAGCGCCATGTCTTTGTTTGCGCCGATGGGTGCGCCGGCCTTCGCACGATCGTCGAGGTATTGATAGCCGTGGACCGTTTCCATCTTCATTGGCGCCATACGGCCGAAAAATCGGGTAAGGCGCGCATATGCGCCGTTGCGCACGGCGAGGCCATCTTTCGATTGGTCGCGAAAGTGAGTCGGGGCAATGTCCGTTTTAAAGCGGTCGATCATGTCGGCAACTGAGCCGGCGATGACCTGCCCTGACTGAATATCGAGCGCCTTGCGTTTCGCGCTGCGTTCGGCCGCCGCGATCCCCGCGCGGTCGCCGAGCTTCGCAGACGTCAGCGTCTCGCTGCGGCCGTCCGGGTACTTGTACCAGAAGGATATCTTCCGCGCGCCGTACCGCTTGTACAGGCGATCAATGCCCGTAGACTCGTTCGTCGCGACGTGCGTTTCACGCGAAGGCTTGGCGGTTCGGGCCGGCATCGTATTTAGTTGATTTGGTTTCTGTTGAGACGCCGAGCTTACGGTCGCGGTATTCGCGCGCGACCTTCGGCAAGCCGTTCTTGTCGACGACGAAGCGCCAATGGTTATCCGACAACCAGTGCGCCATGGCGGCGCGCTGGTTCGGTTTGCAGCCGACCAAATCGGCGAGTTCCTGCGCGGTGAGGTAGTCGCTGCTCATCGTCTTTTCCCGTCCTCGATGGTGTGTTGCGCGATCAACTCCATTACTTTCGCCGGAAGGCCGCCCATGCGCGCGACAGTTACGCGCGAACGCACCCAGCCTGCGCACGGCTCGGAATAGCCCTTCGCGCTGTCTAGCGGCTTCGAGTGGTGGCATGTAAAGCGATGGCCTTCAGCCGCGCATTTAAGCGCGTCCAGGACGGTTTCCGGACAGCCGTTCGGGAACGTGCCAGCCTTGAACGCGCACGACGCGCAGCAATGCGGCGCTTCACCGTCCTCCGCAAGCAGGATGCGTTCGCCGCGATCGGATAGCTTCGCGAGCACGGCGCCGAGTTCGTAGCCTTCCGGCGTCGGCCTGTTCGGCACCATACCTTCGGATTTGTTGTTGGCAGGCTTCATCGTGCGCCGCCGAGCTGCTGCGCGAGAAAATGCCGGTCTGCGAAATCCAGCTTCGGCTCGAAGAAACCGAGCGCACCTTTACACGGGATCATCGGAAGCGGACGCGCATTCTCTAACACAAAGCCGTAAGGACCAAAGAACCATTCCGAATCGCTGGTCGCGACGCAGTCAACGATGGTGGCCACGCCGACGATACCGCCGAGCATTTCCTCGCGCGCCGGGTAAGCTCCGAAGCGACGACCATAAATTTCGGCGTCGTCCGCATAGTCGCGCATCGGGTAAGTGATGCCAGCGTGAATCAGCACGTCGCCGCGAAAGTTCGTCGGCCAGTTGCGATTCTCAATGTCTTTGAGCCCGTTGACGATCAGCCATGCATAGGGCTGGCGAATAGACAGTGCTTTCACTTCGCACCTCCGGTTGCAGATCGCGCGCGACCGACTGTCTGACCCAACTCAAAGCCGATCAGGAATATGCCAAGGTCGCATAGCAAGACGATTGCGATAACGGCGGTCATGCCCATTCAGCAGCCCTCCGCTTTATTCGAGCAAGCGAATCCGTTGGCATCGAAGAATTCGCCTTCGTTTTTTGCGTCCTCCAGCCAGAGTTGATCGGCCAAGTTGGTAACCCACACGTTAAACTTCCACAGTTCGTCCATATTCTCCCCTGCTCTAATCCGATACGCATAAAAGCACCTTCAAAAGCCAAACAGAATTGGCTAATGGCGGAATTCGCGCATATAAGGCTGCGTCCGCTTTTTTCTCGGCTGGATAAAATTGCATTCCAGATGCTTCATAAATAAATCACGCTCGAGAGGGCCACATGGCTGCCCACAAACTAGAGACATACCGCGGCTTCACTGTCCACATAGCGCTGCATGAGACCCCGAAACACTGGATCTGCGAGATCACCTTCGAGCGCACGGAATGGCCTAGATCCAAGGACGGTCCGCCAACGTTCAAGCACGAGGCGGCCAGACTTAAAAAGAGCATGCTCACCTTCTCCATGGAAATGCAGTTGAAAGCGCGGATGCTGATCGACGAGTGGATAGCCGCGCAACCCAATTGACGGAAGCGCCGTCTCGATACCCAGCACAGAAGTCCCCGCTCATCTGACCGGCAGATCCTGAGTACTGTATTCGGGGAGTGGTCACAGTGTGGTCTAGAATAAATCGCCGATTGCGTTTCGTGCGTGGCGGATTGGCGATCAAGTTGATCAGCCACTGCGCGGCGTATGGGTCGATCGCGTTGTAGTAAGCGCGGCTCATGCTACGATCGCGCAAAAACTTCGGGATCTTGCATGCATAAGTTGCTTTGGTCGTATTGCTGCGCAGTGCTCGCGGTTGGCTCGATCATCGTTGCTCAGAACATGTGGAGTCTCAACAAGTCCGATTGGGCGTCGTGGGTGCAGGCCGTAGGATCGATTGCCGCCATCATCGGTGCGTACGTAATTGGGGAACGTCAGTCGAAAGCGACCTTGGAGTCCGCGAGAGAAGCGCATCACGTGGCGGAGGAGTCGAAGAGAGTTTCGAGGTTCGCTGTCCTTCGTGCCGCACATAATCGAGCGAGTCTTATTCGAGCCGCTTTGACCAAAGGGGAGCCGCCACTGAATTTGATCGAGGTCTACCACTCGTCGATCATCGACAGTCTCGTGCTCGCAATGAGCAGCATTCCGGTTTCCGAACTCGGATCCGACGAAGCGGTTGATGCCTTCATTCTTTTTTCCGGGCAGTTTGTTTTCCTGCGTAAAGCACTGGAGGAGTACGTAGATGGCCCTAGTGCCGATCCGATAGTGCAGCGGCAGCTCGATCGTCTGAAGGCCCAAGGCTACGGGCGCGAACACCAAGATGAAATCCTCACCGTTGCGCGAAACGTGCGAAGACGCAACGTCGAAGTTCATCTCAAGCAGATCGAGTTCGAATTCGAAAAACTCAAAAATCATCTCGGGCCTCGGTAGCTAAACAATTGGCGAGTAATGCCGGTTGCATTCTCATTGGCATGGTGGTCACGCGAGTTCAAGGCCGGGTTGGCGCAAGCGATCGCGTTGGAGGGGCTCATAGTCGGTGTTCAGTTCACAGCCCATGAAGCGGCGTCCGAGGCGCGATGCGACCTGTCCGGAGGTACCGCTACCGAAGAACGGATCGAAGACGACGTCACCCACGCGCGAGCCAGCGAGTACGCACGGCTCGACGAGCTTCTCTGGAAAGGTCGCGAAGTGCGCGCCGCTATACGACTGAGTCGGGACGGTCCAAACGCTGCGTTTATTGCGGTCGAGCGGACGGCCTTGCTCGCGCCAGCCAGCGCCGCCACCCATGCGAGCGGCGGGCCGCAAACCTTGCTCAAGGCGGCCACCGTCTTTCTCTGGCGCTTCTTTTGTTGTCACACGGCCGCGGCCGCGTTGCTCGGCGTCAGTGCCGTGCCCCCAGCCGACGCCTCGCGCGACAGCCTTCATGTTTCCGTTGGTCTTGCCGCCGCCGTTAGCGCGCTCGCTGCCTGCCTGGGCATTGACATTCTGTGAAAGGCGCGCCGCGGTCGTCGCGCTGACCGGCTCGAGAATCGCATCCTGGTCGAAGTAGTATTTTTCCGACTTCGAAAGCAGGAACAGGTATTCGTGTGCCTTAGTGCAGCGGTCTCGCATGCTTTCTGGCATCGGGTTCGGCTTGTGCCAAACAATGTCCTGACGCAGATACCAGCCGGCGTCCTGCAAGGCGAACGCGAGCCGCCATGGTTGGCCGACCAGGTCTTTCGGCTTCAGACCTTCGACTCTCACGTCAGAGCGCGGAATTGGCTCGTCATCGCGCCGGCGAGATTTCACCGTTGCGCGAGCATGGGTCGAGGCCTCCGATGGGCCCCACGCGGCGCCGCGATTGCCGCAATAGCTATCGCCCATGTTCACCCACGCCGTACCGTCCTCGGCGAGCAGCTCGCGGCACAATTCGAACACCCTGACCAGCGTATCGATAAACTCGCGCAGCGTCGGTTCGTGCCCAATCTGGCCGGCAACGCCGCCATAGTCGCGCAAACCCCAATACGGAGGCGACGTGACGATCGTTTGCACCTTGACGCCATCGGCGATCATCGCGCGCATCGTGTCGCGGCAATCGCCGAAGTGGCAGCGGTCGAGCCATTTGCTCATTTGCGGGATCTCGAGGAAAAAGGCCCGGGCCGAAGCCCGGGCAAAACACACACGCAGCAGCGGGGTCATGCTGCTACGCGTCCCACTCAGCTTGCGAACGGATCGCCGAAGAAGAACGGCGAGCCGGTTTCGCCCTTGATCGTGTTGATGACGGTCGTCGCGGCCGCCTCGAGCACCTTGTCGGCGCGGATCAGTTCGAACCAGAACGAGAGCTTGCCGTCGCGCACGCGATAGCGAAGCCGCGCGTCGATCTGATACGCGTCGCCGTTCCAGAAAACCGGAATGCCGATCGCGAAGCGTTCGAACACGGACATTTTTTGAAGGGTTTGTGCGTCGTCGTCCTGCACAAACGAGAGGTTGACGCCGCCATTCGAGAGGCGAATCGCGCTCTTGAATCGCATGTCCTGCGTGGCTTCGAACGACAGCGCCATTTCGAGCATTGAGGAACCGCTCGGCAGGCCTGAACCTTCCGGACTCGCAATGTCTTTCAGGTTATCTTCGATGAACGCGGCGAACTCGGTCTGCGTGAGTTGCTTTTTGTTCGTGCCCGACCAGCGCCGCCATTCCTCGCTGAACTCGGGAGCGAAGCGGGCTTGGTGATCGCGCCACGCCGGTTTGTTCTCGTCTTCGCCGTGATCGTTGACGATGCCGGTGAACGCAATTTTGCCCTGCACATAGTCGGCGAGACACCAGACCGTGCTGTCAGTCAGCGAGCCATGGCGCTTCATATAGGCGATGAAGCTTTCGGCGTCGCGGACGCGCACCGTAGCGGTCTTGCGCAACGGCGCGGCCAGCGAGCGCTCGTCGTCGTGCTCTTCCAGCTTCCAGCCCGGCGGCAGCGCGACGCGGCGCAGTGCGACCGCCGTGTTCGACGCAATTTCCATCGGCTGTTTCAGTTCCTTCGCCAGAGTCTCGGCGAGGTTCGGGGTCGTGATCGGTTCCATGATGGGTCGGGGTTCCTTCTGGTGGGAGGGTTGTTAGGCCGTCTTCAGATTCGACGGCGCGGCGTCCGAAGCGCCTTCGACGCGCTTCAAATCGAGCTTTTGCTGGCGGGGGTCGTCCGCGATGAGATTGCCTTCCGGGGTCGCGAACAACATGGCTTCCATCGGCTCTTCTGCCGGCTTCTTGATCGTGATCTTTCCGCCGATATGCATTGCTCCGCCGCGCGTCGCTTTCTTGACAGCGACGACTAGCGTCAGCGTCCCGCCCTTCCCGCTCGCGTCGACGGCGTTCACCAGTTCAGCGAGCTTGTCGCTTGCCTGGTCGATGAACACGCCTCCGCCGATGTGGCGAAGCGTGTCGGTGATGGGTCTTACGCTCATGAAATCCCCCTGACGGGTTGTGGTTAGTCGAGATCGTTAGCGGCGAGCCGTTTGGCATCGACGCGGGTATTGCGCGGCTCCGGAAGCGGTCGGCGGATGCCGTCGGCGGCGCGCGGGTTCGGATCGAGCCGAGCGCGCACGGCGGCGCGAAGCGCTGCGCGAACTGCCGGGTTGCGCGCCGCGCCGCTGAATCCATGCGCGATGGCTTCGCGGTCGATCATGTCGTCGGTGACAGAAATGGCGGCGCGCATATCAACGCTTCCGGTTCCGCAGGTGGAGCAAACCCAACGCCACGCCCGCCGCAGCAGCGGCAATAACAGCGATGGCGAAAAGAAGGATTGCGTCCACGATTTGTCCCAAAAAAGGCCGCACATGAAGGCCGGCACAGAAACGCCCTGAGAGAGGCGCGGGGGTTAGTGGTACTGCCGCGGACAATGCCCGTCGGCTTCTTGTTCGAGTTCGCGATGCGGCGCCGGCACCTTAAACACCTGCTCGGGTGTCGCGTGCTTCGCCGCGCGATTGATGCCGCCGGCGATCACGCCGAGGCTCGCACCGACCCAGAGACCGCCAAGTACTGCTAAGCAGTTATCAATAGACGTGTACATGGGTGAGCCTTTACGGGATCAGGTGCAGTGGACAACGCTGCAGTGTTCGTTGTGAGCCGTGCGTAATTCAATCGCGGTGGCGATCGCGCTATAGACCAACAACGCGGCCACACCGACAGCAAGGGCTTTGAGATAGGCGCGCATTACCGGGCGTCGCACAGCCGGCACAGCAGTTCAATGACGAGCGGCGCGGCGGCAATCGCAGCAAAGCAAAGGCCCGGACGGTTCGCGGTGCGGCGAGCGTACTGCTCACGCTCTGCATCGGTCATACCGCCGCGCACGAAGTATTCAGCTTCGTCATCAATTCTGGTGTCTGCTGTAAATCTGAAAGCGGTTGTCATCGGCGCCTCGCAAGTGCTTGGGAAACTGCACTACAACTTCAGATTACAACTTACAACAAACAACCGCAAGCAAAAGTTGTAGTTGGCGATAAAAAAAAGCCGCCCGCAGGCGGCTCCTTTTAGAGAATATTCGGGTCTTGCTAGTAGCGTGGTGCGAGTTGTAAATCGTAGAGGCGTCCATCATCACGGCGGCAAGTTCCGGTGCCTGAATTGCTCCACCCACTGTAGGAAAAGACGCATCGCAGATTTTCCCCATCGATAGCGCTCGCAATGATGTTTCCATTGCCGACTTGATCTACGGATGTCGCTGCACCAACGGAACTAGATTGTGGGCCGCTGAAGGATGCCAAGGTGAAATTTCCACCGACGACGAAAGCGTATGTACCGGAGAAATTCTGGCCGTCGATATTGATATCGACGGATTTACCCGGCTTTTTCATGACGCCATGCGCGAGCGCGCCGGAACCTCGAGGCAGAAGCGACAAGTCCATCTGCGAGGCGCATCCGCAAAGGAATACGCATGCAAGCCCAATCCGCATAGCTTGCAAAATCCTCATTCAGGCACCCACTTACCTATGACGACGCCGATAATCTTTGATTCTTCCGGTATTGGCGCAACACGACTAGGCCAATTTGGATTCAGCGACTTCAGCAACTTCGTACCGCCTTCATCCATCAAGATCTGTTTCAGTGTCGCCCGCTCTTCGTGGTCCAGTCGGATGACAACCATGCTGCGATTTATCGGCTCCCGCTCTGGATCCACAGCGATGAATTCTCCCGGCGCATAAGACTTGGCACCGGTGGGATCGTAATTGCTCTCTCCAGCAACTTCCAGAATAAACGCCGCAGGTCCATGATCGAACGGACAAAGCATCCAATCTTCGGCGTCTTCCGGGTCAAAATTTTCCACAGTAGGCCCCCAGGTACTGGCTCTTTCCCAAGAAAGAACTGGGATGGAGCCAAGTTTTCTATGCAAAGCACGTATGTTCGCGCCTCTCTGGGGGAAAACTTTACTGTTGCTTACGGACTTTTGTGGGTCGGATTCGGCAATTCCTTCTAGCTCTGTTCCGCGGACCAGCTCTTTTACTGATGTGTTAAGCGCTTCAGCCACAGCTTTTAGACGATTATTGCGCGGCGCGCTAAGTCCGGACTCCCACTTCTGAACAGCTTGGGGCGACGTTCCCACCGCGCGCGCGAGGTCCGATTGACTGAATTCGCCACCGTCTTTTTGACGGTACGCGGTGCGTACCTCTTTGATCCGCTTTCCGATAGGCACAGGTCTCATAGGCCGGATGATACAAAAGTTGGTTGTAACCGGCATTGCAAAAAGCGGTTGATTCATTTGGTTGTAAGTTGTAAATTTCGGTTGTAGATAGCCAACCGAGGTATCAGCTTATGACCACGCATGCCATCGAGCGCGCCGCGCAACTCGCCGGCGGTCAATCAGCGCTTGCTCGCAAGCTGGGATGTACCCCCCAAGCCGTTTCGAAGATGTGCAGTACCGGAAAGGTTCCGGCGGAACGGGTGATCCCGGTTGAGCGCGCCGTGGATGGCGCCGTGACTCGTCATGAGCTGCGGCCGGATCTTTATCCGATGGAACAGGCAACCGAACAGGCTTCCGCCTAGTCGCGGCGGCTCGTTCGGAAAGTCCATACATCTACTTTAGTAGTCCTCATTGGACTGTACAACGTTCAAATGGAGTCGCTGTGAACATCGAAGACGCTGCTTACGCCGTCGTGCATGACTATCCGGGGGGTAGTGAATCGCTCGCACCGCGCGTCGCAATGCCGGCGGCGGTGATACGAAACAAGGTCAACCCGAACAACGACACTCATAAACTTTCGTTGCTGGAAGCGGTGCGTATCACCGCGGTTACGGGCGACGAGCGGATCCTGGAAGCTTGGGTCCACGACCGCAACGCCGTACTGGTGAAGCTGCCCGCAGCGACAGAAACGCCCGACAACCAGGAAATTCTGACCAAGTTCCTTGAGTTGACCGCGCATTACGGCGCCCTCGCCCGCCGGTATCAGGAAGCTACCGAAGACGACGTTGTCGACGAGAGAGAAATGGCCGACTTGAAGCGCATCGGCAACGCGATTCACCGCAGCGTTGAGGAAATCAACGCGCTTACCGAGCGAATTTACTGCCGCCCTGCCCCCACCAAGCTTAAGAGCACGTGATGTTCGACCAAATCGCCATCGGGCTATGCGGCGTGGCGTCAGTGTTCCTGTCCCAGGACGTCCGCGCCGATCGCCGGCGCTTCGCCTGTCTATTCGGGCTCGTCGCACAGCCGTTCTGGTTCTACACAACGTGGAAAGCCGGCCAATACGGCATCTTTGCGCTGTGCATCCTCTACCTGTTCTCCTGGTTGCGCGGTTTCTTTGTGCATTGGGTATGGCGGCGCGCATGAGCATCGTTCACGAAACGCCTATCTGGCCGTTGGAAATGCCCGGCCTGAAAAAGCTGGTGCTGCTCGCGATCTATCGCAACGCAGACATGCGGACGCTCGAAGGCTTCGCGCTGGTTCAGAAGCTCGCGCGCACGTGCGGTCAAAGCGAGTCGGCCGTCCGCAAATTCATTGCCGAGTTGGAACAGGAAGGCTACTTCACCCGCATGCGTGTGCCGGGCCGCGGCATCCAGTACCGGCTAAATCTTGATTGGGTGAAGCCATGACCCTGCATTCAAGCGCCCACGGCTACACGATCGACACCGACTGGAACGACGACGGGATCATTCAATCGATCACCGCGCATCCGGCCGTCTTTGGCGAACCGGCGGAAATCGTTGCGCGCGACGTGATCTTCACGCGCGACGCGCACGTGCGCCGCGCGCTGATCGACCTTGGCTGGACGCCGCCCGCCGACGAGGTCGAAACGTGAGCGCCTTTCTGATGCTGCCGGCGAGCGCTGCGATTGTCGCCGAGGTGAGGAAACAGAGTCGCGAGGCCGCTATCTGGAATCTCGATCTTCAGCCGACGTCGAAACTGTTGCTGCTTGCGCTGGACAAGAAAGCCGACGACGCGAATTTGTGCAGGGTGACAGTCGATTACCTTGTTTCCCGGGTCGGCGTCACGCGTATGACGATCTTCGTCACGCTGAACACGCTGGAAGGCGCTGGGCTGCTCACCCGCGCTCGTCGGCCCGGTAGCGCCACGACCTACACCCTTCATGTGCAGGAGCCACGTGCATGAGGGCTGCAGACTTCCTCCGCGAGCTTGGGCGGCCGATCGCCTATTACCCGTTCCTCAGTCGATACTTGGGCGGCGTGAACGCGTCCGTGCTGTTTTGCCAGATCTTCTATTGGCAGGACAAGGCGACGAGCGAGCTAGGCGTCCATAAAACCGTCGAAGAGCTTGAGGAAGAAACCGGGCTGTCATACGAGGAACAGCGGACCGCCCGGCGGGCGCTGAAGGCGCGCGGCGTGCTGATCGAGACGGCCAAGCGTATCGAGCACAAGACCTATTTCCGGATCGACGAAGACGCACTCGAAAAACTGCTTTCGTCGGCGCCGATGCCGAAGAAACGGGCTTCGAAAGACGCCGACACCACATCGGGAAAGTCCATTTCCCCAAATGGGGAAAGTCCATTTCGGGAAATGGTAAATCCCGATCCCGCGAAATCGGCAAACCCTGATTCGCCGGAAGGGGAAAACCTCGCTCGCGGGAGTGCCGATCCCCATTCCGTTAACGGTACAAAGACTACAGCAGAGACTACAGCAGCAACGCGCGCGACCGACGCTGTGGATAAGTCCGTTGCTGCTGCTGCTGAAAATGAAAAAGCCGAACCCAACCCCGAGCGCGAACTGACTGAGCTGCTGGTGTCGCTCGAAGCCGCCCGAGGTAAAGCGCTGACCGTTGACCGCAGCCGTGACCGCGTGCACGTGCTGACGTGGGTCGGCAAGGGCGTAACAGCGGCGCGTCTCCGCGCTGCTCACGCGCTGGCGGTGGCGGCGCGCACTCGCGACACCGACGACCGGCCGACCTATGCCGGGTTCGTTACGACCTTCATCGATGCCGAAGCGGTATCGGCCGCCGCGCCGGCGGTCAAGGCTGACCCTGCCGAGTGGTACCGGACGCCAGAGGGCGTTGACGCGAAAGGCGCCGAACTCGACGCGCGCCCGCGGAAGCCCGACGAAGATTGGCGCGTCTACCGCGTGCATGTCGCCAAAGCATCGCGCGAGTCCCGCGCAATCGAATTCGTGCTGTCGGACGCCCAGCGCTTCAACGCTGCGGACCTATACCAGTTTGCGCGTACCACGTTCGGCGACGCGCTTATGCCAGTGGACGACTACGCCTCATGAGCACGCAAACCGAGAAAGCCTTCTGGCTGGTCTGGTCGCCGACCGGCATGCGGCCGCCAAAATACCGTCACGCGTCCGAACAGAGCGCGACCACGGAAGCCGAGCGGCTCGCGCAGGCGCACCCGGGCCAATTGTTCGTTGTGCTCGAGGCGGTCGCCGCGCGCCGAGTCGACAACATGGTCCGCACGACGTTCACCGGCGGCTCATGCAACGAGATTCCCTTCTGACCATGAGCAAGAACGCCCTCCGCTATCCGGAAAGCTCGATCGCCGGCGGCCGCTTCGGCACCGCTCGCGTGCGCGGCGAGATTGCCAGTGCGGCGGCGCGCCTCGAATCGCCTGCACCCGTTCCGCTTGACGCTCCCATTGCGCAGTTGGTCGGCGGCGCGCGCAACTCACATCGTGATCTCGGGCGACTCGGCGGCGGCCAGATGAACGGCCTCGAAAAGCGCTATGCCGCGCACCTTGACGTGCTGCGCCATGCCGGTGACGTGCTCTGGTACCGCTTCGAGGGCATGAAGCTGCGGCTCGCCGATCGCACGTTCTATACCCCTGACTTCGCTGTGATCGTGGCCGGCGGCGCGCTGGAAATGCACGAATGCAAGGGATTCATGGAAGACGACGCGCTCGTAAAGATCAAGGTCGCGGCGACTCAGTATCCGTTCACGTTCCGCCTGGTGCGCAAAGCCAAGGGCGGCAGTTTCGATATCAGGGAGGTGTGATGGCCGGCAAACCGTGGGGACCAGAAGAAGACGCGATCGTGAAGCAGATTCACGCGTCCGATAAACAGATTGCCGAATGCGTTGGCATGTTGCCCGGGCGCACGGCGTGCGCAATTCAATCGCGCATGGCTGCGCTGCAGCTCGGCCAGCGTGCCGTTGCACGCGCCGACTGGTCACCCGAAGACGACGAAATCGTCAGACGCATTTGGGATACACCGGGCACGCTGAAATCGCACATGCATCTGTTACCGCAACGTTCGTGGCGCGCTATTCACGATCGCGGCATCGACCTTGGGCTCGGTCCGCGCGGCTCGAAGCGCGGCACGTCTGCTTATTCATGGGTGCGCGCAGAGGTCGACCGCATTCTCGGTGAATTTGACAGCCTGATCGTGCCGCAGATCGACGCGCGCACGGTGGCATCGCGCACGCGAATCACCCAGGTGCTGGCCGAAGGCCACGGCACGCGCTATTACATTTCCGGCTGGAAACAGACGCGCATTACAAACGGCGGTTCGCTGGCGGCGCGCTGGTCGCTCGGAAATCTGCCCGACGTGCCAAAGCCCGAGCGGAAATCGCACGCCGAACACTCACGCGCGTTCCGCGCCCGGCGGCGCGCGGCACAAGGCCCGGCAAACCCGTTCGCGACCATTCTTATGCAGGTGGCGGCGTGAAGCGCTCGGGATTCGTTCGCAAACCCGGCAAAGAGTGCGCCACGCTCTCGCGGTCGGGCGCGATGCCGCGCGGTGACAAGCCATTGCGCAGCCGCCGCAAGCGCCCGACGAAGGCCGAGGGCTCCGCATATATCGACGCTTGCCGCGGCGAAGAATGCTATCTGCGCGTGCCCGGTGTCTGTTGCAGCATCGGTTGGGCGCATCCGTCTGTCGTCGATTGCCATTCGAACCAGTCGAAGCATGGCAAGGGCGGCGCGCTGAAGGCCAAGCACGAATTCACTGTGCCTGGCTGCGGGCCATGTCATTACTGGCTCGATTTCGGCGGCGCGCCGCGCGAGACGAAGGTTCTCACGTTCGACACTGGGCTCGCCGCGTGGGTGCCAGTGCGCGCCGCCAAGCTCGGCCTTCCGCTTCCGGAGGCCGCTTGAGACTGCTTGTGCGCATTCCGCTGCCTTTCTCGAGCACCGAGGGCTACGAGACGTTCGAATGCGTCGTGGTCCGCGTGCGTCGGCCGGTCGTCGCGCCGAAGGCGGACGCCGCCTATATCACCGCTGACGTCGATCTGCCGGCGAAGTATCGCGAGTTTGCAAATCCGCGGCTGTTCCGCGCCGACGGCACATATCCGGTTGAAGCGGTGATCGCTCACAACCGTAGATCCCTCGCGGCCTTTCTCGCGAGCAACGACAACGAATGGACCGTAGGGGGCACGACGTGAACGTCGAAAACCTGAAAGGCGCCGAACTTGATTTTTGGGTGGCCAAGGCGCGCGGCCTGACGCCCGAACTGCGCAGCTTGTACGGGCAGAGCTATTGCCGCATCAACACGTACGGCTCCGGCTATCAGATTTATCAGCCGACCGAAAACGTGTTGCTGTCGGGCGCGATCGCATTCGAGCGGCATTACACGCTGTTCCCGCGGCTCGACGCTTGCGCCAACGGCGCGCCGTCGGTGTGGGTGTGGCTCGCCGAGGCGCAGCAGAACCCGAACTATTACGGCCTGTTTTGCGATCCGTCGCCGCACGTCGCTATTTGCCGCCTATGCGTTGCCGAATGGACCGCTGAAGAGCAGCAAGCCGACGCGGCCGGCGGGCGTCGGCCGCCGGCGCCGCGCGACTTCGAATCGCGAGGGCTTGCCGTGCTGACCGACGAACAGGCATTCCAAAGTCTTTTGCGCTGGAAGGCGCACAACTCGCAGCACAGTTCGTAAAACGGAGAAATCACGTGCCGCAATTCCGAAAGAAACCCGTCGTCGTCGACGCAATCACATTCGACGCGCTCGTCGAACACGCTCGCGCAAATAGCGTATCCGGGACACCATGGTCGTTCAGCTACGCAGGCCATGCGATCACGCATGAGAACGATGACTGCTATCTGATCCCGACTCTCGAAGGGACGATGCGCCTCGAGCGCGGCGACATGCTGATCACCGGCGTAAAGGGCGAGATTTACCCGTGCAAAGCGGACATTTTTGCAGCGACATATGACCCCGTGACGATGCCGCCCGCTTCGTACACGTCGACGTTTCAGGGCGCGCTCGCCGCATTGAAAGATGGCCGCCGGGTGGCGCGCGCCGGCTGGAACGGCAAAGGCATGTTCGCCTACATGGTTCCCGCGGCGTCATACCCCGTGCAGACCGGCGCAGCCAAGGCGCACTTCGGTGATGGTTCACTCGTCCCGTACAACGCGTATTTCGCGCTGAAAGGCGTCGACGAAACGGTGAGCACTTGGGTGCCGAGTGTGAGCGATCTGCTCGCCGAAGACTGGCACGTCATCGAGTAACGAACACCCGCGAGCGGCAGCACGCTGGGGCAGCGGACGTTGCGCGTAAGACCCCTGGCAGGCGCGATGCGGTAACAGCAACTCAAACCCATTTTGATGCGATAGGAGCAACACCATGAACATGGCAACCCACACGACGCTCACCGATGAACAGAGCACCGAAGCGGCAATCGTCAAGGCAGGCAAGACGGCACCGCATATCACCCCGGCCGATATCGACGCGGCGATCGCAAGCGAGCACTTCTTCACTGCGGACCAGGGCTGTCGCCAGGCGGCGCTCGACACGGCTGCTCAACTCGATCGCCCGTATCAGGAGACTACCCGCGCGGAACTGACATTGCTCACCTTCTGCGTGCTCGTTCTGCGCAACGGCTTTACGGTCACTGGCGAGAGCGCTTGCGCGAGCCCGGAAAACTTCGACCCGCAGATCGGCCGCGACATTGCCCGCAAAAATGCACGCGAGAAAATCTGGCCGCTCGCTGGTTACGCGCTGAAGGAGCGACTGTTTCAGATGCGTCAGCCGCCCTTGTCGCCGGAAGTGTTCGACGACACCGCGAACGCGCATCAGCGCCTGCACGGCGGCAAGTAACAGCACCGCGCACGCCTATGCCGTCCACCGTTTGCATTGACTGGTTCAGAGTCCTCGCTGACCTTTGCGGCGACGGCTTCTCTTTGTACAAACTCTCCCGCATTACCTCAATTCCCCGTAGCTCATTGCAGAGCTATCGCAACGGCGTCGAGCCGTCGCATTCCGTTGGATCGCTGCTTTTGATCGCATGGGCAATCAAGTCCGGAAGCGATCCGAGCGAAGCGCCAACAATTCGTGCCCAAACACGCAATTTAGCCAAGATTTCGTCTAGCGATATGTCGGATACTGCGGGCTGCTAAGTACCCATGTTCCGCTTTCACTGGAGTCATTTTCTTTTACGGGTAGCACCGCTAGCATGACCGAACCGACGCGAAAACTCTCGGCGAAGTACGCCCGCTTTGTTGATGAGTATCTCGTCGATCTTAATGCGACTCAGGCGGCAATCCGTGCGGGATATAGCCCTAAGACAGCGGTGAAACAGGGTTCACGCCTGTTGACAAAAGCAGATATACAGGCCGCGATTTGCGCCGCGCGCAATTCGATGGCAACGAAGTTTGAAATCACGCGCGAGCGGGTTCTCGAAGAGTACGCAAGGCTGGCTTTCTCTGACCCACGGAAGTTCTATCGGCCAGATGGCACGCTGAAGAACATTCCGGAACTTGATGCAGACACGGCCGCTTCGCTCGCAGGGTTTGAAGTGGTCGAGCAGCAGTCAGCGGAGATCGACGGCGAAGGCAACGTCATACCGATTCCGATGTTTGTGAAGAAGGTCAAGTGGGTAGATAAGAAATCAGCGCTCGACAGCATTGCGCGCGTGATGGGTTGGAATCAGGACAAAGTGAAAGGCGAGCTATCAGGACCTAGCGGCGGTCCGATTCCCGTCAGCACGACAGTAGACATTAGCTCACTCAGCGAAGAGCAGCTTCGCGCACTTGCATCTATCAAGGTCGATTAAATGGGCGGTCGGGACTTCACCGTCGAAGACGTAATGGCAGCGCGGCGAGTACTCGCCCAGCGCAGTCTTCCCGACTTCGCGTGCATGGTGGACATTCCGACGGTGCCGATCACCGACGCCTCCGACGAAGACCAGTTCTCGATGATGCGCATCGGCAAACTCGCCGCGCATCATCAATTCCTGTGCGAGAAATTGCAGGGCATCGACGACGGCACAATCCCGAATCTCATGGTGCTCATGCCGCCGGGCTCGGCGAAGAGCACCTATAGCGATATTGTCTTCGTTCCGTGGTTCATGGCGCGCAAGCCGCGTCGCAATACCATTCTCGCCAGCTACGCGACCGAAATCGCAATGAAGCAAGGCCGCCGCGCTCGACAGCTTGTCAAGTCGCGCAGCTTTCAGCGATTGATGGACGTGGGGCTCGTCGCCGATAACCGCGCCGCGCATCAATGGACGCTCGACAACGGTTCCGAGTTCATGGCCGGCGGTCTGCTGTCCGGTTTGACCGGCAACCGCGGCGCGCTCGGCGTGCTCGACGATCCGATCAAAGGCCGGAAGGAAGCGGAATCGGAGACGGTGCGCAACTCCACGTGGGATGCGTACATTGACGACTTCTGTTCGCGCCTGATCCCGGGCGCGCCGCAGGTCATCATTCAGACGCGCTGGCACGAAGACGACATCGCCGGCCGCATCCTGCCTGAAGGCTGGGACGGTGAATCAGGTGTGTTCCGTGGCCGCGATGGTCGTGTGTGGCACGTCATCTGCCTGCCGGCGATTGCAGACCGCGCGGACGATCCGCTCGGCCGCCAGATCGGCGAGACGCTGTGGCCAGAGTGGTTCAGCCTCGAGCATTGGGAGCCGTTCAAGCTCAATCGCCGCACATGGTCTTCGCTGTATCAGCAGAAGCCCGCGCCCGCCGAGGGCACGTACTTTCAGAAGGCTTGGTTTCGCCGCTATCGCCCTGGTAGCCAGCCGGCACGGCTCAACTACTACATCACCAGCGACCATGCGCCGAGCGGCGCGGATAACGCCGACTTTGCGTGCGTGCGCGTGTGGGGCGTAGACCAGTTCGAAAACGTGTACCTGATCGATGGCTTCCGCGAACAGATGACGATGGACAAGCTGTGCGCGCGCGTCGTCGGCAACGTGAAGGCCGCGGAGAACCGCGAGGTTCCGCCGGAGGAAAAGCGCACCGGCCTGATTCGCAAATACAAGCCGCTCGCCTGGTTCCCTGAAGACGACAACAACTGGAAGTCGGTTGCTGGTTTCGTCACCGCCGCGATGCGTCGCGAGAAGCAATTCATTCGCATCGAGCCGATCAGCCCGCACGGCAACGACAAAGAGGTCAAGGCGCAGGCCTTTCAAGGTATGGCGTCGAGCGGTTGCGTGTGGGTGCCGGAAGGCCCCGAAGGCGACGACATTGTCGACCAGTACATCAAGTTCCCGACCGCGAAGCATGACGACGAGGTCGACGCAGGCAGCTTGATCGGTCGCGCGATCGCGGACGCACACCCGGCGATTATTCCGGTGAAGGAAGCGCGGCCTGTCGAGCGTGATAGCTGGGATCGCGCATTCAACAACGATGACACGGACGACGGCTCATGGAAAACAGCGTGACCGTCACGTCCGATACGGGATACAACCAGCCGGCCGCCGTCGACGCGCCGGATGCGACGGTTCTATGCCGTTGGTTCGAAGAGTCCGAACAGATGACACGGGACGCTCGCGAGAAATCGGAGCGCGCCCGCGACTATTACGATGGCCAGCAATGGACCGCGCGTGAGCTTGAGATTTTGCGTAAGCGCGGCCAGCCAGCGCTCACGATCAACTACGTAAAGCGCAAGGTCGAATATCTGCGCGGCTTCGAACGCCGCATGCGTAGCGATCCGAAAGCGTTTCCGCGCGATCCCGCCGAAGAGCAATTGAGCGAAGCCGCGACCGATTCGCTGCGCTATGTCGCCGATCGAAACGACTTCGACGTTATTCGCTCGGACGTGTACGAAGACATGCTGATCGAGGGTTACGGCGGCGTCGATATCACGGCCAAGCCGAGCGCCGATGGTTATGACGTCAACGTCGCGCGCATTCCTTGGGATCGTATCTGGTACGACGCTTACAGCCGCCAGAAGGATTTCAGCGACGCGCGTTACAAAGGCATCGTGATCTGGATGGATCGCCAGCAAGCGCTCGACGATTGGCCTGATAAAGAAGACGTGATCGAAGCCACGCTCAATTCGGTGTCGCTGAGCCAGACGTACGATGATCGGCCGAAGTTCTCGACGTGGAGCGACAACCGCCGCACGCGCGTGCGCATCGTGCAGTGTCACTTCATCTGGAAAGGCACGTGGATGATTGCCACGTTCACCAAAGGCGGCTATCTCGAAGAGCCGATGGTGTCGCCATATCTCGATCGCGAAGGCAAGCCCGCGAGCACGTTGCATTTGCGCGCCGCGTATGTCGATCGCGAGAACAACCGTTACGGCCACGTCAACGACATGCTGTCGTTGCAAGACGAGGTGAATAAGCGCCGCTCGAAGGCGCTGCACCTTATGAGCGTGCGTCAGACCTTCGGCAATCAGCAGGCAATCGCCGACGTCGATAAAGCGCGTCGCGAGCTCGCGAAGCCCGACGGTCATATCGAAATCCAGAACGCCGGTGAGCTCAACAAGGATTTCGGCGTATTGCCTACTGGTGACATGGCGTCGGCGCAGGTTGAATTGATGCAACACGCGACCAGCGAACTCCAGGCAAGCGGCCCGAACGCGGCAATGGCTGGCAAAGATCCGCGCATTCAGTCAGGCCGCGCGATTCAATCGCAGCAAGCCGGCGGCGCTATCGAGGTTGAGCCGATCATCGACGATCTGCGCCAGTGGACGAAACAGGTCTATGAGGCCGCCTGGTTGTGCATTCGTCAATTCTGGACCGAACAGAAATGGATCCGCGTTACTGACGACGAACGCAACGCGAAATGGGTCGGCCTGAATCAGCCCGTCACGTTGCAGCAGGCGCTCGGCGAACTCGATCCGGCCGACGCGCAACAGTACCTGCAACAGGTGCAGCCGCCGATGCAACAAAACGACCCGCGTTTGCAACAGATCGTGCGCGTCGATAACGACATTGCCGGGCTCGACGTTGATATCACGATCGAAGAAGGTCCAGACGTCGCGAACATTCAGGCCGAACAGTTCCAGATGCTCACGCAGCTCGCGCAATCGGGCGTTCCGTTGCCGCCGGCCGTGCTGATCGAAGCATCGCAACTGCGCAACAAAGACAAGCTGATCGAGATGCTCGAGCAGTCGCAGCAGCAGAACGCCGGCACTCAGCAACGAGTGCAGCAGCTCGGTATGCAGAAGACTCAGGCCGATATCGCGAAGACGCAAGCGCAAGCCGAACATTCGCACGCGCAGGCTGTAAAGGCTATGAGCGAAGCACAGCAACCGCCGCAGCAATCGACGGCGCCGTCTCAGCCCGTACAGGGACCGTCGACGCTCGATCAACTGAAGACTGCCGCTGAAATCCGAAAGCTCAATGCACAAGCTGGCCAGGCGCAGGCGGCCGCGATCAAGAACATCGCAGACGCACAGCAGCCGCCGCAAGTCGTACAGGTTGGATAGTAGCCGCCGCCGGGCATCGGGCGTTAAAGACTGCCGCCGGGTCAAATCGGGCGTTGTTGGGAGCTAGTAAATGGAAAGCTTGGAAAACGTTCTTCGCGGAGAGTCGAGCAATGTCAATACCGCTGTTGCAGCAACTGACAACGCTGAAGCTCAAAGCACGGGCGAAACGCAGACGGCGACGCAGCCAGCAGGAGAAGGCGAAGTCGCACCTCAGCAGTCTGCAAACGATGCGCCGCCGGCATCCGAACAGGACAAGTTAGTTCCGTTGAAAGCGCTGGAAGAAGAGCGCAAAGGCCGTCAGGACTGGAAGGAAAAGGCCATTCGCTTTGAGGAAGAGCTTAAGCATCTGCGCGCCAATGGCGGGCAGCAGCAAGCTCAGCAACAGCAGCAAGAGCCGCTGACCTTCGAGCAGGCGCTTCTCAATGAGCGGATGAACGTCTCCGAAATGATGCTTCGCAACCAGCATCAGGACGTGGACGAAAAGCTCGCGGTGTTCCAAGCAGAAGTAGCGAAGAACCCCGCGCTGGGTGCGGAACTGGCGAAGCAACGGCATCCATGGGAATGGATGTACAAGCAGGCCCAGCGCATTCAGGCGCTGAACGATATTGGTGACGATCCGACCGCGTATGAAACGAAGCTGCGCGAAAAGATCATGGCCGAGATTCAAGGTCAGCAGCAACAGCAGACGCCTGCCGCAGCCACGACGACGCAAGCCGCCGCGCCTGTTCTTCCGAAATCACTGGCGACAGCCCGTTCCGCAGGCCCGCGCTCGGCGCCGGCATGGACCGGACCGACGCCGCTCAATGACATTCTGAAACCGAGGTAAAAAATGGTCGATACAGTTGCACGCCAAGGTCTAACCCCCCAGCAATGGGACGATCAATTCTTCATGGAATACGTCCGTGACTCGCGCTTCAAGCGCTACATGGGCACCGACGAGAATTCCATCATCCAACTGAAGGACGACTTGACCCGCAAGCCGGGCGATCGCGTCTCCTTCGCCAACGTGCGCAAGCTGAAAGGCAATGGCGTTCGCGGCAATCAGGTTCTCGAAGGCAACGAAGACGAACTCGACTCGCGGTCGATGAGCGTTGCTGTGAATCCCATCCGCAACGCTGTTGTCGTCACGGATTGGGATGAACAGAAATCGGTGATCGATCTGCGCGACGCCGGCAAGACGGCTCTCAAGCTCTGGATTATGGAGCTGATGCGCGACGACACGATCGCAGCGTTGTATTCGATCAACGGCGTTCCCTATGCGTCGGCGTCCGAAGCGCAGAAGGATGCATGGCTCGCGGACAACGCGGACCGGGTTCTTTTCGGCGCCGCGCTTAGCAACAACAGCGGGAACGACCATTCGGCCTCGCTCGCGAACCTCGACAACACCGCCGACAAGCTGTCGTGCGACATGGTCAGTTTGGCCAAGCGGCGCGCGCAGCTCGCGTCGCCGGCGATCAAACCGATTCGCCTCGCTGAAGACGAAGAGTGGTTCGTGATGTTCGCGAATTCGCTTTCGTTCCGCGATCTGAGCAAAGACCCGGCGATGGTCGAAGCGAACCGCACCGCGCGCCCGCGTGAAAGCGGCGCCATGACCAACAACCCGTTGTTCACCGGCGGTTCGTTGCAATGGGATGGTGTGATCATCCGCGAGATTCCGGAAATTCCGTACCTGGCCGGTGTCGGTGCTGGCGGTATTCAAGTCGGTGCGAATTTCCTGTGCGGTGCGCAAGCAATTGGCGTGGCATGGGCGCAGCGCACGAAGTCGACGACCAACGTCCGCGACTACGGTTTCCGGACCGGCGTCGGCGTGCAGGAGATTCGCGGCATTGAAAAGCTGCTCTTCGGTCGCGGTCCGGACGACACCGACAACCTCGTTCAACACGGCCTGGTGACGGTCTACACGGCGGCAGTCGCCGACGCGTAAGCCGGCAGTGATGTGAGACGGCGGCGCCCGCGCGGCGCTGCCCTTTCCAGTCGAAATGGAATTCAGAGGATCCTGACATGACCACGTATCACATGAGCAATCCGGACGGCCGTCCGGACGCAATGCCAGGTGCTGGCGACGCCGCCGGCCTGAAGTGCAAGACGATGCGCATAACGTTGGCCGCTGCTTTGGCGCTCAATGACGTGCTGATTGGCCCGAAGTTGGCGGAGGGCTCGACGGTTGTCGATGTTATTGCAGTGGCGTCGGATCTGGATTCGAACGCTGCGCCGACGATCACGCTCGACGTCGGCTATGGTGGCTCGCCTGCCTACTTCATCGCGGCTTCGACCATCGGCCAAGCTGGCGGCCTTGCGCGCGCCAGCGCTGCAACAGCTAAGCCGCTCACGCTCTCGGCCGATGACACGATCGACGTCACCGTGCATGCGGCGCCGGCAACGGGTCAGGCAGGCACGATCGACCTGACGGTCTTCTTCCTTCCGCCGAGCGCGTAAGGCGCGCGGGGTCGGCCAACTGGTCGGCCCCGACAAATGGAGCGAATAGCCATGGCAAAAGTTACTTTCATCGGTGACCCAAAAGGCACCGATAACACCCCGGGCGTCGAGCATAAGGGGACGTTCTTCGAACGCGGGGTCACCCTAACGGTGCCCGATTTCATCGCGTCGAAGCTGGTAAACAACTCGCATTTCAAGGTCACCGGCTATAAAGCACCGGTCGAGCCCGACGCGAGCGAAGACAAGCAGACAAGCGCCGACACTTGCACGCGCGAGCAATTCAACGCCGCGATGGGCAAGCTCGAGGCGCAGAAGGATGCTGAGCGCGATGCTGCGCTCGCCGCGCTGATCGCGAAGAAGGACGAAGAAGCTGTTGCTGCACTTGCCGCGGCGACGGCCAATTCGGAAGCGACCATCGCATCGATGAAGGCTGAAATCGATCGCTTGACCGCGCTCGTTCCGCTGCCGCAACCACAGGCCTAAGCGATGGCTACCAAGGCGGATCTGGCGAAACGCGTTCTTCAGAATTTGAAGGTGCTCGGGAATGGTCAAACGGCCGATCCCGAAGATCAGCTTATCGCCGAACAAAAGGTATCCGCCGTGCACGCGAGCCTGAAGAAAGACGAGCGCGTGCGGTGGACACTTCAGGAAATTCCTGAAGCCGCCGAAGAAGCCTATGTGTTCATGGCCGCGTTCCTCGCGGCGCCGTCGTTCGGTCAAGGGCTAACACAAGACGTGTGGAACTGGGGGCAGCAGGAAATTACGCGCCTGATCAGCACGCCTGCGTCTGGCGAGAGCACGCCCACGGAGTACTTCTGATGGACGTTAAATTTTCGGTCGCGCTTGACTCTCCAGCACAGGAACGCGATTTCCAAATCTCACACGACGATGATTTCAGGGTAATCGTCGATATCTACACGACTGACAGCGCCGACGATATCGATACGATCAACTTGGCGGGCTCGGCCTTGACGTTTGAGCTGCCTGGCTATCCGTCTCAGTCGGTGCAGGCTGTCGGCAATACCTTTACCTTCGCGCCTTTTCTGAGTCAGCAATACCGGCATGCACGCGCACCGTTTCGGATTTTTATGGTCGATGCGGATGCCCTTAAAACGACGCTGATCTTCGGTTACGTGGTAACGCGACGTCGCCGTTTGCGCGACTGGTTCTTTCTGAGCGGCAATGATTACGGGTGGCGAGCATGAAGCAACCGCTTCTTACCGGCGCCTATCAAGCCCGTTCGTTGATCGCGAGCGCACAGCGATGCGTGAATTTGTATCTCGAACAGAATCCGGCCGATTCGGAATTTCCGACGACGCATTACCCGACACCGGGCCTGATCAAGCGTGCAACGGCACCTTTGAGGGGGTTTCGCGCGCTCTATACGGCGACCAGTGGCGATCTTTTCGCGGTCGTCGCGACCGGCGTCTATCGGATAAAAAGTGATTGGTCGTTCGTGTTGCTGGGCTCGATCGAAGCCGGTATCACGCCGGTGGCGATGGTCGACAACAGCATCACCCTCGTTATCGTAGACGGGACCAAGGCGGGCTACACGGTTGACCTCGCCTCGTTCGCCTTTGCAGCGATCACGGCAGATGCGTTTTATGGTTCGCCGCGCGTCTCCGTGCTCGACGATTTTTTGATATTCAACCAACCGGGCACGCGCCAGTTCTATATCAGTGGCGCGCTCGCGGTGACTTTCGATGCACTCGACATTGCATCGAAGAACGGTGCTCCGGACAAGCTGGTAGCGCACGCTGTCGTCAATCGCACAATATGGCTTCTTGGCGAGCGGTCAATTGAAGTTTGGTACAACACCGGCGCATCCGACTTCACGTTCGAACGGTACCCGGGCGTATTCATTCAGCAGGGCTGCGTAGCCGCGGCATCAGTAGCCACCATCGACACCGCGCTTTACTGGCTGTCAGACGGGGCCGATGGCGAAGGAATGGTGTTTCGCAGCAACCAGATGACCGCATTGCGCATCTCGACGCATGCGATGGATCAGGAAATCAAGTCCTACTCTCGCATCGACGATGCTATTGGCTACTGCTACCAGCGCGATGGACACACGTTCTATGTGCTGACGTTTCCGACTGCCGACAAGACCTGGTGTTTTGATCTGGCGACCGGTCAATGGCACGAACGTAACTGGCTCGACGCGGACGGCGTGCTACGCCGGCACCGCGGCAATTGCTTCGCGCAGTGGAATCGCATGCAACTGGTGGGGGATTGGGAAACTGGCGATCTCTACGAGATGACGCCCGACGCCTATGACGATGCCGGTCATGAAATGCTGCACATCAGGTCGTGGCCAGCGCTATCGAATGAAAAGAAGCGTATTTTCCTCGACCGGTTCAGCCTCGATATGGAGACGGGTGAGATACCAGTTGACCAGGATGAGCCTCAAGTCCGCCTGCGTTGGTCTGATACGCGGGGGAGAACGTGGAAGAACCCGGTTTCCAAGGGGCTCGGCGCGCGAGGCGAATTTAACCATCTTGTGCAATTCAATCGCTGCGGGCAATCACGCGAGCGCGTGTTCGAGGTGTCGTGGTCAGCGCCAGTCAAGACGGCACTGAATGGCGCGTACATCGATCCAGAGTTGGGGGCGTGATGGCGGCCAGCACGAAGACTCCATTTCCCCTGAACGACATTCCGTTCCTAGATCCGCAAGGTCGCGTGCAGCGCGTTTGGCTGGACTTCCTTGTTTCCTTGTTTCGCCGTACCGGTGCTGAAGGTGGCGGCGATCTAACCGCCCTCACCGCCCTGGTCAAAAGTCATACGGCAGAACTCGCCGAACATGAGGGGCGCCTTGACGCGCTCGACGGCGAGGTAGCTGACCTTCGGTTGATTGTCGAAACAAATCCGTTTGGCGCAGCGCTCGCGGCTGTCCTCGGGCGTATGGCGACGCTCGAATTGATGGTTGCGGGCCTGCCTGCTGTCAGCCCAACCGTGCAATCAACGGCGACCTTACCCGAGCCCGTTGCGGTTCCGCGCGTGCCATCTGACGACCTTCGCAAACTGATCGAGGCATAGAACCATGTCCATAGCCTGGAAACCCCTCACTCAATCCGTTCTGGCTGGCGCCCCCGCAGCGAAATACACGCCTGCCGCAGCAAAACAGGCATCTATACAAAGTGCGAATGCGTGGAACCCTACCGTCGTCGCGGTGACGCTGAATGTTTATCTCGTACCCACTGGAAGCGCCGCAGACGACACCACGCGCGTCCATCAAGTCTCAGTGCCGGCCGGCAAATCCATTCAGGTGCTCGAGTTGCTCAATCTGAAAATCGTTACCGGTTGGTCCTTGTTCGCGGATGGCGTGGGCGTAACGCTGACGATCACCGGCGCGGAGGCCGACGCGTAATGAGCAATGTCAGGGTCACGTTCGATCTCGACACGCGGCCCATGCGCGAGCGCGTGTACGCGCTGGAGGCTCAGATTGAGAAGCTGCCGCAGGTTCACTGCCCTGTTCGCCATCATTTTGCGCCCGGCATTTACGCGCGCGAAATGACGATTCCGGCAGGCGTCGTAGCAACTGGGGCTGTCCACAAGACCGAGCACTTGACGATCATTTCGAAAGGTCGTCTGCATATCACGACCGACGAAGGCATGTGCGAATTCGTGGCGCCGGCGACCTTCGTTTCAAAGGCTGGCACCAAGCGCGCGGCATATGCGGTCGAAGAAACAGTGCTAACTACGATCCATGCAACGGATGGAACGGACCTTGACAGGCTGGTCGAGGAATTGACCGAATCCACAAACACGCAACTGCTTGGCGGCAGAGAGAACAAGCAATTGCTGTGCGGTCGCCTAGAGGAAAAACCATGACCTTCGGAATATCGGCGGGTGCAGCCGCTTTAATCGGTGGCGGCATTGCAGCCGCGGGCGCCATCGGCGGCGCCGTCATCAGCAGCAATGGCGCGAAGAATGCAGCCGCTACCCAAGCAAATGCAGCGAGTAGCGCCGCGCAATTGCAGCAGCAGGAGCAAGAGCAGGTCCGCAGCGATTTGAAGCCCTATCGCGATCTTGGCTCAAGCAGCATTGCAGGTTTGCAGGCAGCTATCAAAAACCCGCTGCTTTCAAGCACGTTTACCGCGCCGACCGCGGCACAAGCCGCGGCGACGCCGGGCTATCAATTCACATTGCAGAACGGGTTAAAGGCTACGCAAAACAGTGCATCCGCGCGTGGCCTAGGTTCGTCGGGCGCAGCGATTAAGGGTGCCGAAAGTTACGCGTCTGGACTCGCAGAGTCGACCTATGGCGACACCTTCAATCGCGCGCTCCAAACATACGCTACAAATTACGGTACGGCGTCGGACAACGTGAATCGACTACTTGGGCTCGTACAGGTCGGAGGCAATGCCGCCGCGCAAACCGGGCAACTCGGCACCGCGAGTACGAACAGTATCGCCGGCACGTTGACGTCTGGTGCAGCAGCTTCGGCCGCTGGCCAAGTAGGATCGGCAAACGCGATAAACAGCGGCATTTCGAACGCGATCAACGGTGGTCAGAATGCGCTGCTACTGAGCGCCCTCAAAAACAATGGTTCGACTCTTTACGGTTCGAGCGGCGGTGCAACTGATGCGTGGGGGACCATGTAATGGCACTCGATCCTTCTATCGCGCTTCAGATTCAGCCGGTCCAACTGCAGAACCCGCTGACCCAGTACGCGCAGATTTCCGCGATTCAAAACGCGCAACAGCAGAACGCGTTGACCGGCCTCGCGATTCAAGACAAGCAACGCGAGATCGGGCAGGCGCAGGCGCTAAATGACGCGTTCAAAGCACCGGGTAATGTGAACGCAGACGGGACTTTGAACTCGAGCGGCATCGTCAGCAGCGTGGCTTCGAGCGGCAACGGCGCCGCCGTGCCGGGTCTTGTGAAGTCGCTCGCCGAGACGCAAACGGCACAACTCACCCAACAGAAAACGAAAGTCGACCTTGCGACCCAGCAGTTGAATGCCGTCGGGCAGGTGCTGAATGGCGTGCATGATCAAGCGACGTGGGATGCCGCCCGGCAGTGGGCGCATACGAACCTAGGTGGTTCAGCGCTGGATAACGCTCCTGCGGCGTACGATCCAACGGTCATTGCGACAGCGCAGCAGCAGGCGCTCACGACGCAGCAAGCGCTAGATCAGCACAGCAAGCAAATCGACCAGGCGTTGCAACAGTCGCAGTTCGAAGAAACGCAACGCCACAATCAGGCGACCGAAGCGAGTACGACTCGCGGCCAAAACCTGACGGCCGCGACCGAGACGCGCGGCCAAGATCTTCGCGCACGCGAGTTCGATCCAAAGAACGGCGTCATCGTGAACAAGATCACGGGCCAGTCGACGCCGGTCATGGGCGCGAGCGGTCAGCCGATCGGTGGCACGGCCAACAACTTGACGCAAGATCAGTCGAACGCGGTTGCTTTCGGCGCACGCGCGCTCGATGCTCAAGGCACTTTGCGTCAACTGGAGGCAGGCGGAACGACGAACAGCAATGCGGTCAATCGCGCTGTGTCTGCTCTTCCGGGCGTAGGCGGTGCTCTGGGTGCGGCGACGAATTGGCTGAACAGCGACCAGCAGCAGAGCTATCAGCAAGCCAAGTCGAATTTCATTACGGCTGTGCTGCGCAAAGAATCTGGGGCATCGATCGCCCCGGCGGAATTCGATACCGAAGACAAAAAGTACTTCCCGCAACCCGGCGACTCGGCGGCCACCATCGAGCAGAAAGCGCGTGCTCGCGACCTCGCAATCGAAGGCCTGAAGGCGCAGGCCGGCCAAGGTGCCTCCCTCATTCCTGGAATTATCTCGTCGGCGAATCAGGACTATTCGACTCAGCCGCGCGCAGGCCAGCCGGCAGCCGTGCCTCAACAGCAAAGCGGCGCAGTCCAAACGGGACAGCCCCAACAGCAGGCGCAGTCGCAACCGCAGGCCGCCGCACAGCCGCGGCCGGCCGCCGCTATCGCGCCGGATACTGCACTTGCCGAACTGCGGCGGCGGGCCGCGACTAACCCGGCGCTCGCGGCGCGCCTTGCTGCCATGGGGCATTAAATGGCCGATATCAGCTCGCTCTCGGACGATGCGCTTCTATCCGCCGTCGGCGCCGCGACGGCCGTCGCCCACACTCCTGCCGCGTTCGTCGCGCAACACGCCAGCACTGCGGCGGCCGCCGGGCACCAACTCGGCGTAGACCCGAACCTGTTGCTTGCTCAATGGGGGCTTGAGACTGGCTGGGGCAAGTCCGTCGTGCCGGGCACGAACAATCTCGGCAACGTCAAGGACTTCTCAGGCGGCGGCGTAGCAGCGACCGACAACGCGACCGGCTCGACGGACAACTACCGCTCGTATTCGTCGCCAGATGCGTTTGCAGCGGATCAAGCCAGTTTGCTCGCGCGGAAGTATCCCGGCGTGGTCGGCGCGGGGTCTGACGTCAGCAAGTTCGCGAGCGGGTTGCACGGCTATGCGGAAGATCCGCAATACCCGCAAAAACTCGCCGCGGTCGTGCAGACCGTCCAGCGCAATCAACCGCAACAGGTCGCGCAGCAACAGCCTGGCATGTTGGCGCGCGTCGGCAATGCGGTGGCGAGCGCGATTTCCGGCACCGCGAACGCGGCGACGCCTCAGGAGCTATCAGGCATCAGCGATGCGGATTTGCTGGCTGCACTGGCGGCGCGCGGCAATCCGCAATCGCAGCAACAACCGGGCTTCCTCGACCAGCTTGGGCACCAGATCGGGCGTACCGCGCGCGCCGTTGGTCACGGCGTTGCGGATGCTGTCGGGCTCGTCGCGAACCCTGTGAACGCAGTCATCAACACCGCAGGCAGCATGATCGGGCACGACCCGCACTTGCAGGACGTCGACACGCTCATTCGCCGCGGCGTCGATGCCGTCACGCCCGACTCCTGGAACGGGACCGAGCAGACAGTCGGGCATTTGGCCGACGCCGTCGCAAACCCGGTGAATCTCGTCGGCGGCGAAATCATGGCGCCGGCGAGCGGCGCTCTCTCGACGCTCGGTCGCGGCGCGTTGGCCGGTGCGACGACCGCGGGCGCTCAGCCGTTGCATGCGGACGATACCGTAGGCGACTTCGCGGGCCGTGTCGCCGGCGGCGCGGCTGGTGGTGTTGCGGGTGCTGCTGTCGGCGGCGCTATGGGCGCAGTTGCTGACCGGCTCGCAACCGGTGTAGATAGGCTGGTGAGCGTGGTGCGCTCGAGATTGCCAAGCACACAGGCTGCGGCGCGAGTCAACGCCGATGACCTGATCACGCAAGCAGCTCAGGATCAAAACATCGATTTGGCTGCGATTCCGCAATCGATTCTCGCAGCGACACGACAACGGGTCACGGAAGCGCTGTCGCGCGATGGCACGATCGACGCAGCAGCGGTGCTACGGCGCGCCGAGGGCGATGCGGTACTCGGCCCGGATAGCAGCTTGACGCTCGGTCAGGCGACGCGCGATCCGACGCAATTCACGCTGGAGCGAAACACACGCGGCAAGATCGGCGGCGAGGCGCTCGCGCAGCGCTACGCGGACCAGAACCGTGGGCTCATTGACGCGCTAAACAATCAAGGCGCACTTGAGGCACCGGGAGAATATCAGGCCGGCCAAGGCGTTATGAACGCGCTTGCTCAGCGCGACGCCGAGGTGCAGGCCGGTATCAGCGGGCTCTACGGCCAGGCGCGCGCGATCGACGGGGGCGACATTCCGCTAGACCACGTCGCCTTCGTCAATGACGCCCGCCAGCAGCTCACCCAGCAGATGCGAGATTTGCATCTGCCGACGACCGTCTCGCGTCAGCTCGACCGTTTCGAAAGTGGCGATACGCCGCTCAACGTGAGCACCGCTGAGCAGTTCAAAACCATTCTTGCGCAGGACATTGCGAACGCCGAGGCCGCCGATAAAGGGAACGTCGTCAATGCACTTGGCATCGTGCGCAACTCGCTGGATAACACGCAGCCGTTGATGGGTGGCGAGGCGGATCAAGGCGCGGCCGCGATTGCCGCATTCAACCGGGCGCGCGCAGTTGCGCGTGAGCGATTCGATACCATCGATTCGGTTCCGGCATTGAATGCGGTCGTTAGCGGCCGCGCGGTGCCTGACACCTTCTTTAACCGGTTCGTGCTGAATGGGAACGTCGGCGATATCAACGCCATGCTCAACATCGTGCCCGATCAGGGCATGGCGTTGCGCCGGCAGATGGTCGATTACCTCAAGCAAAAGGCGCTCGGCGGCGCGAGCGACGAGGTCGGTACGTTTTCGCAGTCGGGCTACAACAAAGCCCTCAACTCGATCGGCACGCAGAAATTGAATGCGCTGTTCGACCCGGGTCAGGTGGCGCAGCTAAGGCAGATTGGGCGCGTCGCCGCAAACATTCAGGCAGAGCCAGCGGGCTCCGCAGTTAATCACTCCAACACGGCCGCCGCCATTTCGAATTCCGCTGTAAATGCATTGCTGTCTATCGCAGAGAAAATTCCGGGCTTACAAGTTGGCGCCGGAATTGCAAAAAACGCGATTAATCAGTCGAGTAACGAACGGCTCGCGCAACAGGCGGTCGCCGGCCAAGCGCCAGTGACGGTCGAGCGGCGTTCTGTTGATTCGGTCAATCAGCTTCTGCCGTTCCTTCCGGGGGTCGCTGGGGCTGCGGCTGTACCAGCGCGCCGCTAACTGGATAAATCCCGTGAAAAGCCCGCTCGAAACCACTCCTAGCCAAAACGCATTCATGCGGATCTCCGCTTTGTTGACGTAAGGATTCTAGACCATGGCATCGATCCTTCCAAACGGAAAGACGCAATTCAGCGACCAGAACGGCCGCCCACTCGTCGGAGGTAGCGTGTGGTATTACGCGCCGGCCACTGAGACAAAAAAAGACACGTGGAAAGACTCGGCGATGACGATGCCGAACACCAATCCGGTTATGCTCGACGCGCGCGGTCAGGCGACCATCTGGGGAAATGGCACCTATCGGCAGGTCGTCTATGACCGCAATGGGGCGTTGATCTGGGATCAGGTGATAAGTGATCCGACGCAAGGCTTGCAGGACGACATTGACGGAATTTCCGCGAATTATTCTGCTTCCGGCGGCTCGGCGCTCATTGGCTTTTTACAGGCTGGCGCTGGCTCAAGCCCGCGCACCGCGCAGGACAAAATGCGCGACTTCTATAACCCACGGGATAAGGGTGCAGTGGGCGATGGAGTTGCGGACGACACAACGGCATTGCTGAATTCGTTCGGATCAAATCGGCATGTCTATGGCCGCGCAGGTGATGTGTACCGCTTCAAACCCGCCAAGTTGACAGACGTCAAGAATCTGACGATCGATCTTCAAGGTGCAACTCTACTCGTTGACGCGCCTGTCCCAACAGCGGCCAGTCAGGCATACGGCATTCAGGTTCTTTCGTCTACAGCGCTCGGCGGATCGGCCAACATTCGGATTTGCAACGGCAAGATTCAGTTCGTGACGGCGCCTGGTGCCCGTGTCGACAACAACTTCGCTATCTATGCCGATGGTGTCGATGGCCTGGAAATCGACAATATCGAAATTGCAGGCAGCTGGTCTGCGGGCATCTGGGTGCAGCGTTCAAACCGCGTACGTATTCACCACAACTATGTCCACGATACGCTCGCTGACGGGATCACCCTTCAAGGTTGCGGCTATGACCTCGAGGTCGATCATAACCGCGTGAGCAATGTCGGCGATGACATGATCGCCGTGACGTGGTTCACCGGCAATGATCCTGCTTATGTCGGACTCACCGATGGCATCAAGCAGTCGCGTGACGTGCACATCCACCACAACAAGTTGGTGACCGGCGGCCAACGCGGAATTTTCTCCGGCGGCATCCTGAGTGGCTCCATCTATGCCAACAAGGTTCAGTTCACCAATTCCATTGGCATCCAACTGGCACGCAACACGGTGGACGTGTCCTCGCCCTTCTACAGTGCGGCAGGCGTCAACAACGCCAATGCATCACTCGATATCTTCAGCAATCGAGTGTGGGACTGCGCCCTTAACTCGAATACCCCGTTCCCTCAACTCGCGGGCATCTGGATATCGGAAGGTAACGACGCGATCAACCTCCACCATAACGATATACAGCGCTGCAACAATGCGAGCATCTTTTGTGGCGGCAACGCTGACATACACCACAACAAGAGCCGCGACCCTCAATTGCTGGCGGGTGGCACCGTCACACTTGCGCAGATGCCATACAAGGGGTCGCATATCGTCACTGCCAATTTCGTCGCGAACAGCGGATCGAATTCTGGCTCGATCACCGACAACGAAATGTACGGCGGACTGGCTCGCGCTATCTGGTTGCAAGTAGGCGATCACGTCAGATCATGGAAGGTCGACGGCAATAAGAGCTACGGTGTCGGCAATATCACAAACGTCTCGGACACGCTGACCATCGGTGCGCCGTTTGTCGCCGACGGACTCAACAACAGTGAATGGGGATCGAATACCGTTACCGACTTTCGCTCGGCGTGCACGATCCCAGCCACACTGCAATTGACCAATAACGGCGGCACGCTCGCCCGACGTCCAAAGAAGATCGTTTCGAGTCCAAGCTATCCGAACGATATCGTCGTCGGTACCGGGGCCAGTGTCGATCCGCGCACGCAACTTACTTTGTTGTCCGCTCAACTGGCCGTAACGGTACCTGCGAATAGTCGCACATCGCTTTCTGTGCCTTTCACCGGCGCACAGATCTATGCGAAAGCGCGTGCACTGCCTCCCGGCAACGTCGGCGCGGTGCTCATCGACGCGGAGCCACTCGCGAGCGGCGGAACTTTCTTTATCAACCTTTTCAATCCGACAGGGACCGATGTAACGATCCCGGCGGGCAACTGGCTTCTTTGCCTGGGAGATTAATGTGGCCACCGAACAAAAACGCGTACTCCATCAAGTCCTGATGACCGGCGATCCTCTCACGGGCGTCCTTAAAACGCTGACCGTGTCATACGCATCGTTTCTGACTGATGGAAACCAGATCGTCCAGGGAAGCATATCCATCGAGGATGCGACGAACGTTGACCTTTCCTCGGCAGATGTAGCCACTTGGCTCGGGGATGCCGTTGCGCCATTGGCGGCACAGCTGGCAGCGGCCAACGCAACGATTGCTCAGCTTCAGGCGCAAATATCGGCTACTCAGCCGGCCTAGCCGAAATATTTATTGACTATCGGGGGATAGATGAAAAACGAAGACCTGGCAACGATGGCCAAGGGGTTCGCTCCAGTCATCCTCGCCTGTTTCCAGAAGTTGACGGACGCATTGCCGACCTGGTCACTTTGGATGGGCGCTATCTACGCAACTCTGCACCTTTACGTGTTTGTGCGTGACCGTGTAATGCGGAGGGCTTCATGAGCAGCTTTGACGACGCGTTCGATGCGCTGATCGGTAACGAGGGCGGCTATTCGAACAACCCGGCGGATCCCGGCGGCGAGACCATGTGGGGCGTGACGGTGCGAGTAGCGCGCGCAGCGGGATATGCCGGGCCGATGAAGAACTTGCCACGCGACACGGCGAAGGCGATCGCGAAAAAGATGTACTGGGATCCGCTGCGGCTCGATCAGCTCGACGCGCGGGTCGCGTTTCAGATCTTCGACGCGAACTATAACGGCGGCCACCCGGTGATCTGGATGCAGGGCGCCGCCGGCGCAAAGGTCGATGGGCTGATTGGGGACGCCACAATCGCCGCGGTACGAGCCGTCGATCCGCTGCGCTTCATGCTGCGCTGGAACGCGCTACGCCTGAACTACTTCACGTCGCTCAAGACCTGGCCGGACTTCGGTAAAGGCTGGGCTCGCCGCATCGCAAACAATCTCACCAAAGGAGCCGCATAAATGCCGCTGATTCCAATTGCCATGGCGCTGGCACAGTTCGCGCCGATGATTGCCGGGTGGCTCGGCGGTTCGAAGGCCGAAAACGTCGCCAGCAAAGTCGTGGGTATCGCGCAGACCGTTACCGGCCAGTCGGCTCCTGACGCTGCGCTTGCGGCGATTCAGGCCGACCCCACGCTGTCCTTGCAGTTCCAGAAGGCTGTGCTCGATAACCAGGCGCAGCTTGCGCAGATAGCCGCCGACGTCGATAAGGCCCAGCTTGCCAATGATGAGGCCAATACCGCGGTGGTCAATCAGACAATGCAGGTCGAGGCGAAGGCGGACCACTGGCCGACCTATGCATGGCGGCCGTTCGTCGGCTTCTGTTTTGGGTTTGCGTGGATTGGCGCGTACTTCATCATCCCGGTGCTGCGCGGCTGGTGGCCAAACATCGCTCAGCCGAGCATCCCTCCCGAGGCATGGATCGCGATTGGCGGGGTGCTCGGAGTAGCAAGTTTCTTCCGCGGGAAGATGCAAAGCGACCCGCGCTTGCCAAGTGACAATCGCGGGTAGCGATCGGTGAAAATATTCGCCTAGACCTCGCCGAATTTCGGAACGGATGCCCGGAGAACCGCATAAAACCGTGGGGCGAAAGTGCCGATGCGTTCCGAAACTGGGTCTAGAAACCTATACTGGTAAAGGCTTTGAGGCGTTTTGACGGCTGGATTGTGATTCCTGTTGTCGTGGGTTCGAGCCCCATCAGCCACCCCAAAGAATTCAAGTAGTCAAGTTTTACGAACGGCGTTGTGAGAAATCACTTCGCCGTTTTTGTTTTGGCCTTTGCGGTTTTCCTTCGCGGTTTGAATCCCGCTTCAGCGCGTTGCGTCCGACACGTTGGCTCCGCCCTCATCCCTTTCGGTCGAAAGCCGCCCCGTGTTGCGCATGGCCGATAGCACGTCCTCAATCTTCGCGTCCTCGAGCGGGCGCCGACCGGCGCGCAGGCGTCGAGCGTTTGTCAAATCAATGGCACGTTGCAAATCGGAAGTTTCGGCGGCGATATACACCGCGATCCCGTAGCCGTATCGCTCGGCGAGTTTGTAGTCAAAGAAGTATTTCAT